AGATACGAGGCCCACAGACCCTCGTTGCTGCGCAGACCGAAGTCGGTCTTGGTCACGACCGTGGCGTGGTCCAGCACGGAGGACTTGAGGGGTGTGGTGTCGGGGCGAGTCACCTCCGCACCCGTGATGATTGTGACGCTCATGATGGTTCCTCCTCGGTCGCTCTGCCTGTGCGGTCTGACTCGGAAGGGGCCGGGGAGGTCTGGCGCTGATTACCAGCGGTTTCCAGAAACCTACCCGGCCCCACCGGCTCAGGCAGCGTCGGCGTCAGGACCCTCGGTGTTGAGCGTCAGCGGCGAGCAGTCGAGGACCGCAGCGCCGGTGAGACCGGCGGTGCAGACCGGGATCGTGACCACGTGCGAGCCGTAGCCCGCGAGCGCGACCAGGATGCCCTGCTCGAAGAACACGCCCGTGTACTCGTTGATGCTGAGCGAGGCCGCGTCGTAGACCGCCGAGAGGTTGATGACGTCCTCGACGGCCTTGATGAAGGTGCCCGCCGGGTACATCAGCGCGTCGATTTCGGCCGGGACAGCCGCCGTGGTGGCGCCGACCGTCTCCTGCCAGTCAGCGACGTACTCGACCGCGAGGCGGCGAGCGGTGAAGTGCGCGTCGATCTGCTGGTCGGTGATCGCGTCCACGGACACGGAGTTGCGGCGGCTCATGTCGGCCCGGAACACCTCGCGGGCGATCTCGGGCAACTTCACCTCCATGACCGCGTTGACGCCGACGTTCCACTTCCGGCGCTCCTTGACGGCGATCATGGTGAGCGCCTCCAGGGTGTCGGTGAACACCGCGCCGAGGCCGGTGGCGTCCAGCGGGGTGGACAGGGCAACCATGTCGGAGATGATCCGGCTGTTGACCTTGTGGGCGTAGAGCACGCCCGCGAACTTGAGGGCGTCCGTGACGAGTTCCGGGTACGCCTTCTGGGTCAGCAGCGGGATCTTGTAGCAGTAGCCGATGGCGTCGAGGCGGTGGTCCTCGAACTCCGGGCAGACGATGGTCTCGCACGTCTTGACGGTGCCCGCCTCGGCCTGCGCCTCGGTCTGGACGAAGCCGAAGTCGGTCAGGGCGGTGCCCTGGCTCGACCGCGCCGGGCCGGTGGTCAGGAGCAGGCCGCCACGCGGGGCGCTGACCTCGGGCACGGTGACCAGACCGTCGACCACGTAGTCAGCGATGTACGAGTACACCGGCTGGGACGGGGCGCACCAGCCAGCGGCGGTGAGGGCGCCGCCCTCGCCAGCGCCGTCGTACTGCGCCTTGAGCGCGTTCTTGACCGCGCTGTAGTCGTTGCCCGAGGACGCCGTGAGGGTGTCCTCGAAGTTCAGGCCGAACGAGGCGGCACCGAACTTGGACAGCACCGGCTGGCCGCCGGACTGGGAGTTGACCGCCTCGGCCGCGCGCTTGTTGAACGGCGCGAAGCCCTTCACGCGGTTGGTGACGGCCTTGGCGACCTGCTCCATGCCGGAGAGCGTGGAGCCGGTGGCGAAGCCGGGGACGTCGGCCGCAGCCGTGATGACGACCGGCTCCGCTGCCTTGACGGCGGGGCGCTTGGTCCGCGCACCGACCTTCTTGGCCGTGCTGCCGGGCGTGATGCGCTGGGCACCGGACGCGGTGACCGTGGCAGGCGCGTCGGAGGGCGTGGCCTCGGCGGCGGGCTCAGCCGTCTCCGGAGCGGCCTCAGCGGGCTCGTCGGTCGGCTCGTCGGTCGACTCGTCGGTCGACTCGTCCTCGTCGTCACCGGACTCGACCCCGTCGTTGACGGAGAACGCGGTGCGGGCCGCAGCGAAGCGGGCCTCGGCGTCGCGGACGGCGGCAGCGCGAGTGGTCTGCTCGGCCTCGATGGCGCCGATGCTGGCGACCAGCGCCTCGGCCTCCCCGACCTGGTCGATGGTGGGTGCGTCGAGCGCGAACAGGGCCGCAGCCTTCTCGCGGGTCGCGGTGAGAGCGGCGGTGAGTGCGGCGTTGTCCATCTTGGAGATGGCTGCGACTCGCTCGTCGGCGCTCATGGTGGTGAAGTCCATGACGGGTGTCCCTTCCTACAGGTTTGGTGGGTCGTGCATGTGGGGTCCAGTGGGTTCAGGGCACCTCGGCAACCGAACACGGTGAAGATACCACGGGTTTCCAGAAACTGGAACGGAAGGTTTCCAGAAACCCGCGTGTCGGTCGCGTGGGGCTAGGCGGCCTCGTAGGTGCCCTGGATCATGATGACGTCGCCGGTCGCCCAAGTCCACGGCGACGAGTTCAAGACCGAGCCGGTCGAGTGGACAACACGACACAAGGACAGCGCGCTGGGCTCGATGTAGGCACTGCCGTCTTGGTTGGACGAGCCGGACGTGTCGAACAGCCGCGTGGCGCCGATTGCCTGCCCGGCCTTCGCGGCGACTGGCAGGGCGAACGTGTAGACACCGGACCCGAACGTCGTCGTCGAGCCCATCGTGAGGGTGATGCGGAAGCGGACTGTCTTGCCCACCTGCGTGTAGGCCGCTTCCCACGTCCCGTTGCCGAGCGTCGGGTTGGTCGTTGTGGCCGCCCACGATGCGCCAGAGCCGTAGGCCGTCCACGCGGCTCCGATTGACGCGACGACTGCGGCCAGCACCGAGTCGCGGAACGTGCCAGCACCAACATCACCGGCGGGGCTGTTGATGACGGGGGCCGTCAGCGTCTTGTTCGTCAGCGTCTGGACATCGGTCGTGCCCACGACGGCGCCGGTGGGGATCGTCTTGGACCCCGACACGACACGTCCTGCGGCGTCCGCCTCCATGAGCCGCTGGGGGGTGAAGCCGTTGAGCGTGTTGGTCGCGCCCAGCGTCTTGTTCGTCAGTGTCTGGGCGTCCGTCGTGCCGACGACGGCGCCTGTGGCCCCGTGGGCGCTGGTGTCTGCCTCGTGGGCATCCAGGTACGCCCGAAGGGTGATGTCCCACGGCTCCGAGCCACGGACAGGGTAGATAGCCATGTGGTGCTCCTACGGGTTTCCGGAAACGGGCGGCGGGTTGGGGTCAGCGGTCTGGCAGGTGATGACGTAGGTGACGGTGCCGTCCCCACGTCGGACGTCCAACCCAACGTCGGTGATGACGAAGCCCTCGGGCGGGGTGCAGGAGTCGTCAACCGCGAACAGCAGCAGGCTGTTCGGGTCCGGGTCGTCGGGATCAGGGTCGTTCGGGTCCGGGTCGTCCACCTCGGGGTCCTGCGTTTCGGGGTCCTGCGTCTCCGGGTCGTCGGGCTCGTCGTCGGACTTCTCCGGGTCCTGCTTCTCAGCGTCCTGAATCTCCGGGTCCTGCCTCTCGGCGTCCTGAATCTCCGGGTCGTTCGGGTCCGGATCGTCAATCTCCGGGTCCTGAATCTCTGCGTTGTCGATGATCGTCCGGGTCTCGGGAATCTTCTCCGCGCGCTGGCACGCGGGGTTGCGCGGCCTGTCCCGACACAGCGTGTCCACGACGTTCTCGTTGGACAAGTTCGCGTTCGCCAGCGCCTCGATCGCGCGGGTCTGCCTCGCGTCCTGCAAGAACAGCAGGATGACAGCGACCGTGACGCACAGGCCGATGCCGACCAACGCGACCACGACCTTGCGCCACGTCTCGGCCTGTCGCGGGGACTTGTCCTTCGGGCGTCTCAAGCGCTTCATGGGCGGGCTATCTCCTTCGGCTTCGGCTCGGGCTCCAGCGGCGGCGGGTCGATGCCGTTCTGGCGCAGCCCGTACTCCAGGGTAGCCGCGCGACGCTGCCAGTACGCACCCCAGATTCGCTCGGACGCCAACTGGTCACGGCAGTCGGACTCGAACTTCTCCAGCCGCCCGATGGCCTTGTCCTCGCGGCCCTCGGCACTGTTCTTGAACGCGATGATGGACTTCGCCACCGTCCAGATGAACGTCGCACCGCCCGCGCTCAGCAGAGCGATGACAAGGGTCTGCAACGTCTGGTCGCTCATTCGTTGGCCTCCTCAGATGGGCGCTCCGAGAGATGGAAGGCCAGTCGGTAGATCGCGCGGGCGTCACGCCAGCGCGAGAGCAGCCCGAGGGCTACGGACATCAACATACAGAAGTTGGACGCGGCGATCAGCGGGACGGTATCCCATGCAGCCGCAGAGGAGATGAGCGCGAACACCATGAAGGACGAGGCGAGCAGCGGGATGCCCATGTACTCCCCCCACCACCGCTCGAACGCCGACCCGATGAACGAGAGGGTCCCACCCACCACGAGGAAGCCCGCCATCGTGTCAGCGGTACGGGAATAGATGATCGTCAGGAAGGGACTCATCAGGAGCAGCACACCGGAGGTCGCCATGAGCAGGTACGCCACAGTCCTCATCCACTTCAACCAGCGGTCCTTGACACGCCTACCGTCGGACAGTGTGACGTGGTGCAGGGGCTTGGTGTACTGCATGTGGTGCGCTCCTGTCGGGGCCGGGGATCAGGGTACAGGGCTCAACCCTGAGGAACGTACGACCCACCCATTCGGATGACCTTGGCCTTGGCCTGAATCTCGGTGGAGTAGGTCATCGTCTCGGTCTGCCCCGTCTCGTCAGGAGCGCTGGTCCACACGTACTTGGTCGACTTGCGACCCTTGCAGGCGCAGGGCATGTCACGCCGTCCAGTTCTTCTTGAGCGCGGCGAACCGCACCTCGGCGTCGACGGCAGCGAGGGCCTGCATCCGCTCCAGCGGGGTGGGCTCCGCGTTCTCGTCGCACTCGGACCCGGCGGTGCCGTTGATGTCGCGGGTCAGGGCGCCGAAGGCGCTGGCGGACAGGGCCATGACGTTGCCCTCGTCGTCGTACTCGGCGCTGGCCCGGACCACTGGGAAGCCGGGGACGTTGACGGTGAGGCACGCGCGCAGGGCTCCGTGCTTCCACTCGCCGGAGACCTGACCGGACGCCTGGATCAGCGTGATGTCCTCCTCGTCCACCTTGGGCAGGACGACGCCGGAGAACCAGATACCCCGCTCGTCCTCGCCCACGCGGACAGCGGCCCAGGCGTTCTTGATGTTGTCGAAGTGCGCCTGCGAGGGCGACTCGGACAGAATCCGCTTGGCGTCTCGGTGGCCCACCTCGTAGGTCAGCAGGCCGGTGGTGATGTAGCCGTCACCGTCCGGTCCCGTGACCTTGGTCCGGCCGAGGTGGAACTCCGGGTAGTCATCGCTGCCCGCGATGGGCGGCTCGACGCACCGGCCGTCGAAGCCGATGTGGCACACACCCCACTCGGCGGCATAGCCGTACGTGCGGCGGAACCCGTTCTCGTCGGGCTCCTCGATCACGGTGGCTTCGCCGGACTCGTGCCGGTGGAAGTAGGACAGCGGGGGGCGGACCTGGTTTCCAGAAACCGACGAGACCAGCACGGCCTCCCACACCGACTGGGCCTGCTCGGTCTCGTCGGTGTCGTCGGTGTGGTCGACAGGCTCGATGCCCTCGACCTCGTGCTCGACCATCAGGCGGGTGACCTCGGAGTAGTCGACCTCCTGCTCACCGCTGGCCTCCACGGTGAGGCTCGCGCGCTCGGCGCGAGCCTCGGCGGTGGTCTTGTTACCCGGCATGTCGAGGTCGCCGGGCCAGTAGCCGAGCGCGTCGTGGTGCCACTGCGCGATGATCTGGTTGAGGTACTTCATCTTCTCGGGGGAGTTCTTGGCGATCTTCTCCCCGATCAGCCGCTTGGCGCGGGTGAAGTCGCCACGGGTGCCCCACCCAATCTTGGCGTAACCGGGCTGGCCCTTCTTGGTCCAGTAGTCGTGGATGCGCTTCGTCGCCTTGGGGTCGGTCACCCACCCGGCGCCCCGGTCGAACGTGACCCGGCCGCCGATGAGGTCGCCGCTGTCGTACGCGGCGGCGGTCAGGGCCTCGTCGTCGGCCGGGGGCATCTCCGGGTGGGGGCCGAACGCGACATACGCCTCGTGGAAGGCGGGGATCGCCACGGCGGTCAGCCCAGCGGCGCGGATGGTGTCGAACCACAGTTGGCCGGTGGCCTCGGTGCGCTCCGGGTCCAGCGACCCCTGGTCACCGTCCACGCTCACGCCGAAGCGGCCACCGAAGAACTCCATCCGCGCGGCAAGGTCGTCGGCCTCCTGAGACGGCATCAGCGCGCCCTCCCAGTGGATCATCCCGTCCTTGCGCATGAGCCGGTCCACCGAGCCCACCACGATGGAGCCGTCGTGGCCCCCGATGGCGACCTTCTGGTCGGAGAAGGGCAGGCGCAGCGGGCGCTTCGTCATCGCCCCGGCCGTGAACGCCCGGCTGTCGCCGGAGGCCAGTTCCTCGGGCGCCACGACCCCGTGCACCGGGAGCGGCCCGTCCAGCGCGAACAGTTCGTCGCTGTACTCGGGCTCATCCTCGGGCTCAACCTGCTCGTCGTTGTCGACGCGCAGGTACTCCTCGTCGGTACCGACCTGTGCGGCGGTCAGACTGTCGGGCATCTCGTCCTCGTTTCCAGAAACTCCGAAGATCAGGTTCCAGTCCATCGTAGCGACCATCTCAGGCCGCATGACACCAGCGCTCTCCAGCGCCTGCACGCCGCCGGGACCGAACCAGCGGGCGTCCTGCACCTCGGAGGTCGGAGCCCACTCATCGAGCGGGTACTCCTCGGGAATCACGTAGACGAAGCCCTGGTAGTGGCCCGTTTCGGGGTCATCACCACCGCGCCAGCCGTCTGTGACCTCGCCGTCGGGCAGGGCCAGCCCAATCTCCTCGGTGAACTCTCGCATCGCCCCCACGAGGGGGTCCTCGCCGGGATTCAGGCTCCCACCGGGGAACTCCCACGTCTCCTGCACCGCAGGGTCGTCGGTCTCGTCCATCGAGCGCTGCGCGAGCAGCACTCGGCCTGTGTCGGCGGCCACAATGGCGATTCCGGCGTGGGTGACACCGTCGTACCCGTCCTCGGCCATGTCAGAGCCCCTTCATGGCGGTCAGCAGGCCCTCGCGGGTGTACGCCTCGCCCTCGTTGTAGAGGCTGGTGCAGTAGCGGCTGAGCGCCACCCCGATTGCAGCCTGCTGGCGGGCCGGACAGGCGCTGAGCACCGTCGGGAGCAGCGAGAAGTCGAACTCGGGGGCCGTCTGGCCTCCCGCGACGAGGTGCGCCATGTGGGCCGGGGTGTTCCGGTCCTTGTCGCGGCCCCGCTTGCCGTCGTTGAGCAGCCGGTTACCGGCCTTCTCCAGGGCGCGGAGCGCCAGAGCCTCACAGGAGGCCGCCAGAGCGCTGAACGGGGCGTCAGAGTGGTCGTGCTGCTCCCTCGGAGGCCCCTCGTAGGGGTGGTCCTCCAGCGAACGGGGCTCCGAGCGGCCCGGAAGCCCCTTCGCAGGCTCGTTCTGGCCGGTTTCTGGAAACGGGACCACGGGCAGGGCCACCCCGAGCAGGGTGAGCGCGGCCTGCATCTGCTCCGGGGTGGCCGAGCCGCCCACGAGCCGGTTCAGGAGCCACACCTTGTGCTCGGCGTCGTCCATCATGTCGTGCTCGGGGTCGAAGCCGGTCTCCTTGAGCGCGACCTCGGCCTTGAGGACGCCTCGGTCGTACCACTCCATCGCCTCCTTGGAGCGGTCCTGCCGCATCCGGAGTGCGGCGGTGTCGTAGGCGAGCACCAGCGTGGTGTCCTCGACGGCGAGACGGAGGAAGCCGTCGGTGAGGGCGCCCACGAAGTCGTCCAGCGCGGGCTCGATGTGCGCCGAGATGGTCTGCTCCTCGTTGGCCCACACCCCCCAGTGGTTGACGGAGCCAGCGGACCCACCAGAGCCGGACACGGCCAGACCGGACGAGCCGAGAATCTGCTCGGGTGGCATGTCCATGCCCAGCGCGAATCGACGCACGGCGTCGCTGCGCAGCAGCATGGCCTTGTCGTCAATCTCGGACCAGAACTGGATCAACTTCTTCTGATCGACGGCCGCCAGCGCAATCGGGTCGGCCAGCACGATGGACGGGAAGGACACCTCGGTGTCATCCAGCATGTCCATGCTGGATGAGGCGAGGCTGAGCATGAACTGCTCAGCCTCGTTCATCTGCGCGATGGCCTCGGCGCCGCCCTCGACCGCGTCGGACGGCGGGGGCGGGAAGGTCAGGTTGTCCGGCAGGAACCAGACGCCAGCCGACATCAGCCGCGACCGCACCTGGGTGAAGATGTGCTTGGTCAGCCACTCAATCTCCGCCAGCGTGGGGAGCAGGGACCGGAACGGCGACCATGCCTCGCGGCGGTTCTCCGGGTCCGGGTTCCACAGTCGGATGACCGGGTCCTCGGGGGACAGGGTCAGGTAGTGGCCGTTGTCGTGGCGAACCGTCCAGGTGTTCCCGACCTTGTTCAGTTCCGTGACCGCGACAATCTCCCAGATGGGGAGGTTCGGGTCGGGCAGGTCGCCGTCATCGAAGGCCGGGTCGAACAGGTCCAGTTGGTCGATGTCGGGCGGGTCGATGTAGCCGGGGTCGGTGTCGACCCGCTTGCGCGCGATGAGGTAGCACTCGCCCGCGATGGTCCGGTGCAGCATGTAGTCGCGGATCAACTTCGTCCGCTCGCGCACGGTCGGGCACAGTTCTGCCAGCGCGTCGACCTCGGGGCCTTCCTTGATCCAGGTGGCCTTGCCGCGCAGGGCCTGGGGCTCGGAGACACCCAGTTCGGCCCGGCCCGCCATCGCGGCGAACAGGGTGGCTGCGTACCGTGCCTCGCCACAGATGTTGACGTGGCGGTACGCCTCGACCTGCCAGCGCTGGGCGATGGACGCCCGGTCGGTCTGGTGGTTGGCCTTGCGCTGGGGCTTGAACACAGCAGCCGACGCGGCCAGCGAAGCCGGGACGGGGTTTCCAGAAACCTGCTGCGCCGCCATCGGGCGCTTCTGGGCAGGGGGAGTCGGGCGGGCCATCAGGAGTCACCCTCGTCACCGTCGTGGACCATGACGATGGCCGCGAGGTAGGAGCCGCCGAGGATGCCGTTGACGAGCCACCACGCTTCGTGCCAGCCGCTCAGCCACCCGGCGAGCACGACGGCTCCAGTGGCCCAGAACGAGAAGCAGTAGCCGCAGAAGGCCAGCAACTGCCAGCCGGAGCCGTCGGTCTTGTCGGCGTACTTGTTCCGCGCCCACTCGATGGGCGGGAAGTGGTCCCAGGTGACGAGGCGGGTCAGCCTCGCGCTGCTCAGGATGGTGACGACCGCGACAGCGATCCAATAGAACTCGGGGCTCATGCTTCTCTGGCTCCTAGGCGCAGGTGGTGACGCGGGTTTGGGACAGGCTACCGGACCTCTCAGCCGTCGGTCACTGCAATCCAGTCGAATGTGACCGCTGCGGTACCAGAGGAGCGGTTGCAGACGATGTTGAATCCGGTCGCCGAGACGTTGTTGAGCGACCATCGCGCCGACGCCGGGTTCGACAGGTTGTTCGGGATGGCGGTGACGCGCGGCCGGGCGGCGAACGCGGGGGAGAATGTCACGGTGGTGCTGTAGTCGGTGTTGATCGCCGTGATGGTCACCGACGCCGCACCGGCCTCCATGTTCTTCGTCATCGCGTCGATGCGGGCGTCCACGTCGTCGCGGAACGTACCGGTCCCGACGCTGCCCGCGCCCATCGTCGCGCCGACCACCCCGGTGAAGGTCGGGTTGGCGATGGGCGCCTTCAACTTCATCTCCGCCGCGACGCGGGACGCCAGCGCGGTGATCTGCGAAGCGAGGCTCATCAGACGAGACCGGCGTTGAACGCCGCCACGAAGTCAGTGGTCGGGTCACCAATCTCGGTCTGCGAGTAGACCGACAGGGTCGCGCGACCAGCCGTGGCGTCTGCGTCATCGACCAGCGAGCGGCCGAACGCCGTGAACGTAGCCAGTGCAGCGGTGCCTGAGCCGGTGAAGTACGGCAGGCGGTCCGCCGCCGACGTCAGACCGGCGATGGCGGTCAGTTCAGAGTCGACGTCCTGCTTGAGGTTCAACGCCGTCTGCTGCGCCGTGCTGACGGGCTTGGCAGCGTCCGAGGTGTTGTTGACGTTGGCGAGGCCGACGTCGGAGGAGGTCAGCACCACGGTGCCAGTGCGGCCCGCCACCGAGGTGACGTCGCTCGTGGTGTTCAGCGAGACCCAGTCGGCCAGGGTGGAGGGGGAGTCCGTCGAGAGGATGAACGCCTGACCGTTGAGGTCGGTGCGCTTGGCGATGTCACCCCGCTGGGCGGTGAGCGCCAGCATCGCGGCCTGAGAAGCGACCACGAACGTATCGCTGATCGACAGCGCGGGCAACTGCGCGCTGCCGATGACGCCGGTGAGGTTGGAGGCGTCAGTGCCGGTGGCGAAGTACCCGAGGCCGGTGATGGTGCCGACCGCCTGCGTTCCGGTGTGGTTGGCGCGAGCCTTGAGGTTGGCGTCCGTGTCGTTGGCCGTGGCCCCGGCTGCAACACCAGCCAACTTCGTGCGCTCGGTGGCGAGGAACGCCTTGTTGGTCGTGCCGTCGGTGAGGGTGTCCGCCGACTGGGTTCCGGTGTGGTTGGCCCGTTGAATCGAGTACGTCTGGGCGGTGGCAGCGGCACCGGCGACCTCGTACCACGTCGTGCCGGGGGTGTTGACGAAAGCGGTGCCGTTGTGCCGCAGGATGTTGCCGGAGGCCGCCGCCGTGATGGTGACGTCCGTCAGCCCGTCGAGGCTGGTGGCCCCGCCAGCGGGCTTGGCGTTGACCTCGTTGATGGCCGCCACGAGGTTGGCCTTGGCCGTCGTGGTCAGGCCCGAGTTGTCGGCGGCGTTGCCGTTGAGGAGCGTTCGCAGGGCCTTGGTCTCCGTGGCGATCCGAGTAGCCAAGTTGGTCAGGTTCGTCACGAGTGACATCAGATGAGTCCGTTCTCTAGCAGAAGGGTCAACGACGGGAGGTCGTCGTAGGCGGGGTGCGGCGTCGCGTCAGCGATGTGGGCGTTGATGGCGGCGAGGTCGCCCGGAGTGGCGGGACCGGGCGGACCGACGGGACCACGGGGACCGACCAGACCGACCTCGGCCGACTCGACCACCACGTCGGGCAGCGGGGGCGCTACCTGCACCGTGACGTCGGGGAGGGACGGCCCTACGACGACCACGACCTCCGGAGGAACGGCGCTCATGCGGGCGTCGTCACTAGGCGCGGCAGCACCTTGAAGTCGCCCTCCAGCACGGGGATCAGGCGGGCGTCGGTGGTACCGGGGTCGCTGAGCACGACGTCATAGTAACCGGACGTCAGGGTGTAGGTCTCGGACCCGGTCAGGGAGATGTCACCCACGATGTCCTCACCCTCGATGCTCATGGTGATGAACTGCGCGAGGTCCATCTTCAACTCGGAGTCGGGGGACTTCCGGGCGCGGACCTGACTCCGAACCTCGAACGAGGGCAGGTCCGGCCACACGGCCGTCGCGCCGAGCACCCGGAACCTCCGGGCGAAGGGGAGCCCCGCTCGGAGGATGAGGTCTGTCTCGGTCATGTGTTCACCACTCCGCTGGTTTCTGGAAACTCACGCAGCGCGCGCCAAGTCGTGAGCATCATAGCCGCTCAACTGGCGCGGCGCTTCAACTTGCTGAGCGTGCTGGCCTGGGTCGCCATCTGACCAGCGAACCTGATCTTGGTCTCCAGCGCCCGGACGGCCCACACCAGCGCGTCGATCCGGTTCGGGGACGGGGACCGGCCTCCGCGCGACTTCGGCACCCACATCGTCTGCTCCTTCTCCAGCGACGACATGTCACCGAACGCGGTGGGGGACAGCACGTGCTCGACGCGCCCCTGCTCGTACTTGCCCACCGTGCCCTCGGCGCGGGTCTCCTTCGACTGCACGGCGTGGACGACCTCGATCAGGTACTCCTCGCCGTTCTCGTCGCACGCGGTCAGCGGGTTCAACTTCGCGTAGTCGGTGAGCACCTGCTTGACCATGTCACCACCGAAGTTCTTCTCGGCCACGATCCGGTTGGCCCGCATCAGCCGCGCGGCCTTGAACGTCTGGCAGGCCCACTCGGTCGGGGTGCCCTTGATCGTCGCGTCGACCAGCACGAAGAACTTCGACGCCGCGAGATACTCGCCCGCGTCGTCGGTGTGCTGGGTGCCCACGCCGATCAGGCCGGTGGCATCCGACCTCGGACCCTTGGACCCGGCGGGGTCGACGGCCAGCACCCGGTCGTCCATCGCCTCGACCAGTTCCGCGAAGCCGACGGCGTCCACACGGACGTGGCTGAACGAGTCGTCGTTCCACAGCGCGCCCTCGACGTCGCGCAGGACCTCACCGTGCAACTCCTGACGCCCCATCCGGGTGCCCTCGTACTCCTTCTCCAGAGCGGAGAGGAAGTCCGGCGACAGGTTGGCCCGGTTCGCGTAGGTGCTGACCCGGCGAATCTCGACGTCTTCGTTGTCCTCCATCTCCATGACCCACGGCGTGCTGGTCGGGGTGGAGGTGATGAGGATGTGGATGGGGTTGCCCGGCTTCTCGATACGGGTCGCCATCTTGACGTTCATCCACGCGACGGCAATCTCGTCCATGAACGCGGCTTCGTCAATCCACGTGTACGAGAGGTTGACCGACCGGATGTTCTCGGGGCGCTCGGCGGAGAACAGGAACGTGGTCGCCCCGTTCGGCCACACCAGGATGTCCTTCGAGGCCATGTACTGGGGCACGAACTCCGGGTGCGCGTTCTCGATCAGCGCCTTGACGTGGGTGTTCTCCAACTCGGTGCCACGACGTCCGACGATGGCGCCGTCCAGCCCCTTGCGGGCGCACAGGGTCACGAACTCCACGCCGGTCCGGGTCTTGCCCGAGCCACGGCCCGACATGATGAACAGAATCCACGGCCTGAGCCAACTCGGCAGGCGCTGGTCCTGCCGAGCGTGGTTGTGTGCCCACTTCGGGTCCAGCACCGTACGGCCGACGACCGGCATGGATTGGTCCCAGCGAACGCCGGGCTCGTCCCGCTGGACCCACACACCGTCGTCGGCCTCCACGATCACCGGGCCGACCGGCTCTCCGTTCGGGCCTGCCGTGGCGGACTCCTCCACGATCAGCGGCGCACCGGCCGCGTCGATCAGGATGTGCGGGCTGCCGTCACAGGACGGGTCGGCACACCAGAACGGCTTCCACCCCGACTCCTTGATCCGGAGCAGGCGCTCGGCGACCGCGCGCTGCTCGGCCTCGGGCAGGGCGGCGAACACGGGCGGGCTCTCGGCTGCTGCGGCTGCCCCCGAACTACGTCCGGGTCCAGCGTTTCCAGAAACCTTGCGCTTCTTCTCGGTCACTCCGGCGACCGATCATCGTTCAGGTCGTCCACCAGCAGGGGCCGCGCTGGCAGTCCAGCGACCGGGCATGACGGGCAGGACAGCATCGCCACGTGGCCGGAAACTGCCAAGTACGTGTCGACCCGGCAGGCGGTGTTCTGGCACTCGCGCAGGTGCAGCACCGGGCGGTCGTCGGGGACGTCGCCGGTCAGCCCGCGCCGAATCTTCGTGCTCACGGGGTTCCCCTCAGCGCGCAGTCGTCGCGGTGCATCCCGACCGGGGTGGACGCAGGGGCGCCACAGGTGCAGCCCTCCGGGGTCTCACAGGCAACCACCGGGGCGACCGGCTGCTCAGGGGCCTGCACGGGTCTGATCGTCCTCTTGCGCGGCACGGCCACCAGCGGCTCGTGGCAGTTCACCCGGTCGTCGCTCACGTGGGTCCACCGGGTCTCCGCCGCGCGCCAGGAAACGTGCCGGATCAGGCGCCCACAGATCAGGCGCCCACAGTTCAGGCACTCGGCGGTCTCGAACACCTCGCCCATCCTCATGGCTGGTCCTTCCAGTTTCGGGCGGGCCTACCGGAGACGCGGTGCTGCCAGCCGCAGCGGTTGCACCACGGCGGCTTGCCGTCGCGGTGCTGGACCTCCACGTGGTCCGGGCACACCGGGGGCTGCTCGGGCACGGCGACCTGCCCGGTCAGCACCGGGTCGTCGTTTCCAGAAACCGCGTTCACGGCTGGTCCCCCATGCTCTCGGCGGGGCTCTCGCCCCAGTTGTCATCGCCCGGCTGCTCCTGCTCGACAGCCTGACTCGCAGACTCTAGGGCACCCGCGCTCTGTGCTGCGGCCTCGTGGACCAGTTCGGCGTCCACGACGTCGCCGTCGAAGATGTCCACGTCGTAGCCGAACCCCTGGGCCTGGCTCAGTACCTGCACCAACTTCTCGACCGCCTCGGGCGCGGCCTCGACCTTGACCTCGGCCTGCGTCGGGGCCTCAGCACCGTGCAGCCGCGCCATCTTGTCCAGAATGCGCAGCGCCCGGTCCTGGTTCTCCAGTTTCGCCCGGTGGTTCTTGTCGGTCGCCTCGTCCCACACAGCGTCCAGCAACTTGCTGTACTTCTCGGAGACGTAGTTGCGGACGTAGACCCGCAGGGCAGGCTGGGACCGGACGTAGCGCTGGGTGTCTTGGGCCAGCATCCGGTCGACCTCGTCGGCCGACGCCCCGATGGCAGCCCCGATGGCCGCGAGGCTCATCCCCGAGATGTGCAGGTTCACGATCTGCGCCAGCCGGGCAGCGGCAGCCTGGGCCTGGGTCTGCGCGTCGGCCTTGACTGCCGCAGCACCGATCTGCTCGTCCTGCTCCTGGGTTCGTACCAGCGGCGCAGGCTTCGGCTTCACGACCTGCGCGGGCTTCGGTTTCACAGGTGCAGGCTTCTTCACGACCACGGGGTCAGTCATCGCCGCCACCAGCGCTTTCGCACGACGGGCTCGGTGGTGATGATGGTGTCGAAACCGGGGTAGGTGCGTAGCAGGTTGGCGCGGTGCCCGTTGCCGCAGACGTGGACCCACCGGGGTGGGCTGACCCATAGCGTCTCCGCGTTCGGGTCGCGGACCATCTCAGCCCCGCACTCGTCGCAGGCGTAGCGGCGACCGACCACGCTCGCTCGGACGTCGTACTCAGCCATCGCAGTGCTCCTCGGTACACATCTCATCCCCGCAGGGGCAGTAGGGCACCCGGCGGAACACGAGCCCGACGAGCACCACAGCCAGCGTGTCACATGACCAGTCCCACAGGGACCGAGGGTGCACCCTCACCGGCAGGGGCAGTCTCACAGTACGGCGCCCCAGACGACCTGACCAGCCCAGACCAGCAGGCCGAGCGCGACCAGCAGCGCGGCCACCCCGATCAACACGCCGAGTACCACCACCGCCATGCCCAGCGCGTTGAACAGCGCTGGCAGCACGCGCCTCACTGGTCCGCACCCGCGGGCTCTACTGACTCAGCAGGCACGTCTACGCGCTTGCCCTTGAGCCGGGCAGCCTTCTTGGCGTCGGCGACCCGGACGCGGCGCACACAGTCACGCACGTAGGCGCTCCTGTCCATGCCAGCGGTCTGGGCGGCGACGTCCAGCGCGTCGGACTCGTCCTTGGTGAGACGCAGAGTCACGAACTCTGTCTTGGGGTTGCTCGTTGTCGGCCATGCCATTAGTCGGACTCCGTCATACGGAGTACCGTAACACAACGTCGCGAGGTTTCTGGAAACCTACTCGGGTTCCGGCTTGAGCCTGACTGTGCGGGTCAGCCGTTGAGCCTTCCCCACACGCTTGCCACACCGGGAGTCCCGGCGTCACCCGGCCCCTTTCAGTGCGTACACCGTACCACAACGTCACGGGCGCAGCCAGCACCGGCGTTACCCAGAAAGGGGCGACGGCCCGGACATGTCCCGCATCGCACCCCGTTGCACTCCGTCTCC